TTAGCTTCATACCCAGGATAAAACCTTTCCATCAACCTAGGTATTGCCATACATCCAGGGTATCCACCTTTAATCCAAACTTCTTTACGATCCTCAAGTACAACATGGTTGAATGGGAAACTCATTTTGTTTTCTTTTCTTCAGAAATATTTAGAGATTGAGGTGATTCTTCTTTGTCTTGTGATTTAGAAACAGGAGTGTATGGGTGGTGGGGTTTATGTTCCCTATCCATAGGTTGAGATCTAGTCAAATCTCTACGAGATTGATTACTGATGATGATAAACGCATCTTTGTTGTACTTACGAACACCAATAGGCGATTGCCACTTCTTGTTGTACACTTCACCAACATCAATACCAGAAACTTGTGTTCCTGCCATTTCAACTAGAATGTCGTCACCTTCTTCCCACCCATATTTTTGAGCGATAAGGGTAACCTGTTCATTTATAGTAGGTGGTTCCATGACTCTTTCTTCTGGGTCCAATGATCCGTTCATAATTGATTTCCGATACACATAGTATAACCCTATTGAACTATAAGATCAACAGGGTTGTTACAGTTATTCTTCTGTCCAAAATACTACATCCATCTTTGGATAGAAACCCATCCAGGTATTGACATATTCTTCTGCTTGTTTTTTATCTTTGAATACTGCCTCAAGATGAGGTTGAAAACCAGATTCCAGTTCAGGTGGTTTTCCAGAATAAACCTTAGTCATATTTGATACCAGCGGCATCTCTCTCAAAGATTTCAAGACCCTTGTCAGTCAAAATATGATCATACATCTGTTCAAAGATACTAGGAGGCATCGTAACCACCTCTGCTCCATTATACCAGGACCGCACAGCTCTCTGTACCGAACGAATAGAGGCTGATAGTACCTGTGTAGGGATACGATGGATACGATACAGTTCAGAGATAGAACGAACCACTTCTAGACCGGCTACAGACTGGTCATCCAAACGACCAACGAATGGTGACACATAGAATGCACCAGCTTTAGCTGCTAGGACTGCCTGAGCTGCTGAGAAAATAAGAGTTACATTCACTCTCACTTTATCAACCTGAGAAAGTTGATGACAAACCCTCAGACCATCACGAGTCATGGGAACTTTGATAGTTGCCACATCACCAAACTTTTGAGAGAGTCGTGATGCTTCCGTATACATCTCAGTAAAGTTACCCATCACTTCCATACTGATATCCTTGATACCAATATCTTTAATCTTTTGATATACATCATCAGGGTTACGACCACTCTTCATAATCAGAGTGGGGTTAGTTGTGACACCATCAATGAGACCCGTATCAAAGTAATCTTTAATGGCGTAAGTATCCGCAGTGTCTAAGAAGATTTTCATTTTAGTTTGTCTTCGTATTTTTTAATAAGGGTAATTACTTGTTTACGATCTGCACCACAGGGTGCGTTCTTTATACACATAAGAATCAACTCATCATCAGTAATGGTTGGTTTGATTGTAAACCCCCACTTATCAACTTCACCTTCGATAGGTGTTTCGCATGGATCGAATTCATGTGGCATCATTCAATACCTTTGAGGAAAGTTTCAATCATTGAACGTGAATTACTCCTGTCATTCCAGCACCTTGATGAGGACCACAGAAGAAGTTGTAATCACCTACGTCAGCAAATATAACATCTTGTGTTTCACCTGGAGCAAATAATAATGCTTCTCTAGAAAGATCTGCTCGACCTTCAACAATAATATTATGTGGTGGTAATGACTCATTCATAAAGTGAACGGTATCACCTGCTGAGATAGTAATTTCATTGGGTTCAAATACTAGATTACCATTTGAACCCATAGTCACATCCACAGCCCATGCTGGGAGGGCTAGGAATAGTGTTGCGATTAGTGCGAATACAAATTTCATAGTGTCCTGTCTAGTCTAGTTTGTGCTTGATCAGGAAAGTCTCTTGGGCGACTATCTGATGCGTTGTCTGTTCTGGGAGAACCTTCATTCTTCTTTTCAGTTTGTTGAAAGTTTGCTCTCTTGTATCTTTTTGAAAATATATCAGGGTACCAATAGGTTTCAACCCAGTTTATAGGATTATCACCACAGATATTATTACTCAACTCAATATGTTTTTCTAGTGAATGATTAAAGATACCAATCTGAATGTATCCATCATGTGTTAAACAACTTGTTTCACTTAAGGGATGAATATATATGGTTTTCACTTTTAGTATAGTTCCTCTTCTGCTTCTGCCTTAATTACTAGATCAGAACTTGGATAGGCCACGCACAACATAGCGAACCCTGCTTCCATTTGTTCATCATCTAGGAAGGATTGATCACTTTGATCCAGAGTTCCAGAAACAATCTTTCCACAACATGAGGAACAAGCACCTGCCCTGCATGAGTATGGAAGGTCATATCCTTGTTCTTCTGCTACGTCTAGGATGTACTCGTCTTCTGGACAAGTGAACTTCTCCTCACGACCGTCAGGATATTGTAGTGTTACTG